TTTAACTGTGTTAAAAACATCATTAAGCATTGCAGAACCTTTGGCTTCATCTGCAAGCAATGCTTTTAATCTTTCTTCAGTTGTTTTAATCCATATCTGTGTTTCGTTTGATTTATTTTCATCATTCATTTGTTTACCTCATATGAAAATAGGGATGACTAGCATCCCTATGTTTATTGCTACTGCAAATTAAACAGTTGCAAATGCTAATGAACCATCAACAGCAATTGTTAATGGTGTGACCCAAACAGGGGCATCTGGACTTACTGTTGGCGCTAGACTTGTTACAAAGCCTGTACCACCATAGTAATATGCACTTGCGCTTGTACCATTTAGATATACTCTAAAGTCAACATTGTATTTGTCAATTGATAATTTAGCGATACCAAAATCTGCTGCTGAATTAGCAGTTTTTGTATCATCGCCAAAGTATGCAAGATTGTCAACAACTACATTAGTTGAGATTTCGTTATCTGCTGGTGTACTTAATTTGCGTGTATCTACATCAGTAAATGTAGTATAAGCATAAACACCTGTACTGTTTGTAATAGTTACATCCTGTACAAATGGTACGCTTATAGATACATTAGCATCAGCAAGGTTTGCACCTACTAATCCTATTCTGATGACTGGTTGTGTACCAGTAGTGTTTGTTGTAATGCGAGCCATGTCGTTATTTCTCCTTGTAAAATTATTGGAATTCTAATCTATGTAAATCTAAAACCCAGGAATGTCTTTCTGCTTGCGTACCATAATTAACATCTTGAGTAAATGTGCGTTCATGATAACCATCAAACAATTGTATGCCAGTACTTGGTACAACATATGACATAAGATCACTGACAAAGGCATTAACTTGTATGTTAAATGGATCGTCTTGGAAACTAATGTAAACAATATTTTTAGGTATCAAGTTCTTTAATGCTGTCACGACTTGTTGTTGTGTAACTAGTGGTGCAGCCATTAGAAATATCTCCTATCTCCGTTGAAGTAATCAACATCAGCAGTCCAATTTTCTTCTAGTTTGGTAACAGTACCATCACCATATAAATCATAGAAGTTCATTAGTTGCATTGCCTTATCCCATTCACGACCGTAACGATCACGGGAGAATTCAAAGTTCTGCATATCTACTTCATTCATGTTACTAACATCAGTAACAAGACTTTCATAGAATACATAGATTGCTTTAAAACAGTCAAGTCTAATTAAAGTTTGATCGTCTTTAACTAACTTGCTTGGGTCAAACGCACTAATTAATTTTCCTTGCGCATTGTTCTTGTAATAATATGCACCGAATACAGTATCAACATACTTGGGCCACCATCCAAACTCTAATTGATAGAGAATTTCTTGTGACCCAATTCGGAAATAGTCGTCCCAATCAACTTGTAAACTACTTGCTCTACGCTCCGCAGCGGGATCGTAAAACAGTATATCGTTAATTGTTGCATTGCTTACTCTTTGATATGGTACCGACATGTTAAACTCCTTTTCTTTCTCTTAATGCTTGCGCTCGTTTAGCAACCCATTCAGTAGATTGTTTTCTACCTTTAGCGGCTAAACTTAGTTTGATGCGCTTGCTGTCAGATTGGGCACGACCGGTATTTGCATCACTTGAATTTGCGTTGAATAAACCAATAAAGATATTACCTTTTTCGTAACCACCTTTATCGCCTACTCTGCACATGCAATACTTATTAACACCTACACCGCGCTGGTCCCACTTACCAGAACTTAACCAAATATCACGCCAATCGTCAAACGATAAAGCAAAAGGAATTCCTCTACGCTTTGCGCCTGCTTTTTGTACGGTATATTTTGTTTTCATGTCGTCCATTATTACATTCCCTGTTTTATAATTTTACTTTTGATTAGGCCTTAACGATGTTAATAGCACCGCCGCGACGACCATCTGCCGCACCAGAACCAAAATAGCCAACACCAGTTAACCACATCTGTAGTCCACCTGGCTTCTCGCCCATCTTGATCTCAAGTCCCTGTTTCATAACAGTGTAAACTGCACCGTCGCTGATGTATGCACCAACATAGCATGCCTGACTTGCATCTCCACCAACAGTACGAGTCGCACTTGGTAAGAAACTTGTAAACATAACTGTGCAACCATAGATGTTGCTGATTGAACCATTTGATAATAGTTCGTTACCTAAATTGCTGATGTTGTTGTTAACAGCACCACCAGTTAATTCGCCAAGCAAGCGATTCATTGATTCTTGAACATCAAGAACGATAACTGGGGTACCGGGAATACGAGCAACTTTGAAGTTTTGTTTTACATTACGAATTAACTGTAGAACATTTAATGATGTAAATCCAGCAGTTGTAGTTGTTGGAGTTTGATCAATAACTAGTTCCATAGCACCTAATGCTGATGGGCGTACAAAGCCGTCTGCACTTGTTGCATAGTTAGTGTTAGCAGGAGTTGCTTTGAATGAAGTGAAAGCAGCAGCAACACGCTGATCAACTTTCTCACCAAAACTCTCACCAAGTTCGCTACCTAATGTTGCTGCTAGATTGAAACTTGTTGTCCAACCGTAGAAAATATCAAACGCTGTACCAGCAACTGCAGGTGTTGCAGTGATGCTTGACTGTAATAGAGCAGGATTCTGCTCAGTCATATCACCAGCGCCACTATTAGCACTTGGGCTATAGTCTTGATATGTGATTGGTGCAAACAATGGAATTTCAAAAACATTACCCTGTGTTGGGGTAACAACTGTAGTCATATTGACTAAACCTGTACTTTCATGAACGGCACGCAACGCAAAGTTTGCAATCGCTTTTTCAAAGCCATTGCTTTCACCGTTACCACCACCTAATACATAAGCCATTTTATTTCTCCTATAAATTTAAAAATTTTGGCAATCAGAATAACTTTTTACTTGTTGCGCTATTGGAGACACTTATACCTACACCTTTAAGACCAACGCCTTTACCTAAGCCACTTCGTGTAGCCCATGCATTAAATGCAGCGGGATCACGGCTATAGTCTGGCATCGCATCTTCAGGTGCACCAGCAAAGTTACCTTGCCCTGGTCGCAACCCACTACCGCCTCTTAGCGTATTCTGTTTTAGTAGTTTAGGATTACCCCTTGCTACTTCCTCAACTAAGTCAGCGATTGAGAACGGCATGCCTTCACCATTATAGCGTTCTTGTCCCTTAGTGTTTACTATGCTGTATGTACCATCATCATTCCATTGAATGTTTGATTTAACTTTACTCAATGCGTAATCTACTAAATCTGGATCAAATCTATCACCCATTGTTCGCTGAATATCACCATCTAATTCTTTCTCACGCAGCATTTGTTCTTTGCGATTTAAGTCAGTTTTTAGTTGCATGAATTGATCAGCCAAATCATTGTCGGGCTTAGATTTCTTGCTATGTTGTTGTGTTGGTTCTACCGTTGGTTGTGCGGAACCACCGAGTTGTTGTAATGCACTTACTCTTGCTGCCCATGCTGCTGCTGCTTCTACACTTTCAAATTGTGTACCTGCTGCATTGCTCAATGCATTTAAAATGCTTTGAGTTTGACTCTTGCGAATCGTGCCTGGGTTTACTTTTGGTGCATCGTTACCACTGTTTTGATTTGCATCAACTTGTGTGGTGCCAAGGGCTTCTGCGTTGCCATCGTTAAAATTTTCAGTATTCATATTTTTCCTTAACTATATCGTTGTTACCGTAATTATATATTTATTTAAATCATCTGCCAATATTTTGTCCAGTGATCTGTGCTGCTATTGCATCTTGTGTGTAATAACTTGCACCAGTATATGTTATACCGTCACCTGTTGGCATCATAACTTCTTCGTTATCTTCTTCATACTCACCATTTTCTTCTTCGCCTTCTTCCTCTTCTTCAACAGGAATCTGACTACCAATGTCTCTGGTGTATACTTCTGTTTCACATTCTTCTTCTAATTGCTGCATGATTATTGGCAATGTTGGGAACAATGCTTGTTGATAATCATGTCTTTGCTCTGCTGGAGCGAGTAGTTCAACTACTTCTTTTAATATCATACCATTAATCAAATCATTATCTGGTATCAATTCTTTTGCTTGCTTCATTACTGCGATTCTATAATTGGTATCATGACTTTCATAATCAGTGCCATATATAACTTCGCCAGCCCAACGCATACCCATAAAGCGTGATGCATAAGTCCATAACATTTCTTCTGCTACTTCCATATGTCGTGCTTTTGATTTTGCGATTCTGTGTAATTGTTTGCGTTCTTCAATAATGCTTATGCCTGATTGAACTTGGTTCTTTGAATTGCGAATGCCACCTAAACCTGTTAGTGCTTCAATCTGTTCTAGTATATCTCTTTGCTTACCAATAATCTTATCAACATCACCAGTATCAACACTAATTGTTTCTACTTGACCTTGTGTTGCACGAACGATTGCACCAGCATGTGCAGGAACTGCAACACCTTTATCTGCACGAATAATTGTTTTTGCAAATTGAATTGAACTGTATGCTTCACATTCTAATTTGTAATGTTCACGCATTGCTTCACTTGCACTATCAATATCGCTTACGCCAACATCAATTGTTCTTGGGTCACGACGACCATATGCAATAAAGCCTGGTATACCCATGCCAGGTGGAAACTCACCTTCTTCTTCTATCTCTGCTTCTTTTTCTGGCTGTGCTTTTTCTACTTCAATTGTTTGCCAATAACTTGGTCTTGTCTCATCACCTAAATGATAGCATTTGAAATAATAGCAATCTTCTTCTTCATGTTCTAAAACTTTTACATACTTTAATATTTGTTTGCCACCATAGTATTCCCACTCCCAATCCCATACATTAAGTGGACTCATTGCAACAACATATGGTCTACCAAGATTACCTTCGTTCTGTCTTGGCATGTCAACGAATATCCAACAATGACCAAAGATACTTGTGAGATCACCAACATTCTCCATAAAGCCTGTTAGTGTGCGATTAGTTAAGTCAGCATCTAATTGGAATAACTCAGCCCAACTCATGTTGTTATTATCATCTGCTATGGGTCTGCCTTCTGGTGTAGCAAATCGTATGATGCGTTTGACTCCTGGCTCAAACAATACATCATTGACTGTATCAACAACATATCTTGATATGGGTTGTGCTACTGTATTGAGAATTAAATCTTGATAAAGATTGCTATCTTCGCTGGGACGCTTTTTTCTAACTGATCGCTTAAAACTCATACCACCTAAATAACTTAACTGATAACCAGTCATCTGTTCATATGTTGCTTCGTAAATGGGATGTCGCTTTAAGTATTGTGAATTCTTCATGTAGATTTCCTGTATCCTATGTGGCAAAAGATAGCCACAAAGGCTATTCTGTATTTATGCCAACTTGTGTACTATGGTTTCTGCTTGCATTTATCGTTATGTACTCTAGCAATGATATGATTGAATGCAGTAGTTCCGCAGTGTACGCAAGTCTTTTTAGCGACTTTCTTTCTAGGTACTTTTTGACTGCCCTTCTCTACAAGCAATCTTTTCTTATCTTGCATGTCGCCAACAAGTAAATGCTTTGGATTAACACATAGGTAATTTCTGCATGTATGAATCACATACTTGTCATCAACATTGTGCCCCTCTAATTGCATCTGTACTCTATGCGACAATTGCATCTTGCCATGGTATCTGAATAAGCCAAAGCCTATATTGTTTTTTGCAGCAGTCCATAACCAACAATCACTAACATCACCGATGTCAACATGACTGTAAAAATATTTTCTATAACTTTCTTCGCTTTTGTTTGATTTGTTTTTCATTTGTTCAC